CAGTTTGGCCGTTCGCGTTTCGCTCGCGAGCCCGATGCCAAGTTCACGCTCCAACAACTCGCCGGCCGCAATGCACAGCGTCGTAAGAATGACATCGTCGGCGGTCACGTCGATGCGCAACCGCGTCTTGAGAATGTCGATTGGTATGGGTGTCGCAGCCATGAAACCCGCGCCGGGGGTTTCCCCCCGACGCGAGCGAAAGGTAAGAAATGCTCAGGCCGTGATCGCAGCAAACGCGTTTGCAAGCATGATCTTGGAATCGGTTCGCGCGTACGTGTAGAGGGTGACTTGGTGCGTGCTTGCCGCCGAGTACGGATCGACGAGCGACGTCATGCCAGTGCGGTCAAAGATTTCAAAGTAGTTGAAATCTCCAACGACAGCGAAGACGTTCTCATCGGTGTTCGCGGTTGGAACGTACTGACCGATGCTGTACGGCACCCCGTAGAGCAAGCCCGGAGCGCCGCCCACCATCGTCTGTGCGTTTGATGGTGCTTGCGTCCAAATGTACTCCGTGGCGCCGCTAGTCGTCACGCTGTTCTTCAACTTGCGAGCGACGCGAAGGAACGTATCGGAGAAGAGCCACCGGAACCGTGGCGAATTGCGGTACTGCGGCGCAACAAGGTGCACGGTGTCGATGACGTTGTCGGCGCTCACAGTTGTGACGGCGCCGCCAAGGTCGGTCTGTTGCGAAAGCCCGGAAATCTTGGTGTTTGCCGATGATCCCGCGATGCCTTCCGGTTGACTCGATCCGGTGCCGACGGTGTACGCTTCTTCCATTTTGAGCGCCATTGACAGGCCGATGCGGCTTGCGACCCAATCGAGCCCGCTGCCGATGCCGCCTTGACCGATCGCATCTTCAATGAACTCTTGGCTCATCTGCGTAGCGCAGACGTACTTGTACGGCACCACCGAAATGGCTGTGCCGAAGGTTGGATCGCTTGCGCTGATCGCATTTCCTTCTGTCACGAGCGCCGTGGTAGGAAGGTTGCCCTCAACGGTGATCGTGCGCTTCGAGTCGATCGAAGAAACTGGACAGATGGAGCGCAGCACGTTCGCTTGGTACATCTTTTCAACGATGCGGCGCTCCATGTCGGTCGGGATTCCCGCGCCGCCCGTGCCTGTCGAAAGCGCGCGCATTTCTGCGGCATCGCCACGCGCGACAGCGTGAAGCCAACGCTTCGCGTACTCAGGGCTCGCGAGATCGTGCTTGACGTCGGCACGTGCGGCCACGCCACGGAACTGCGGCTGCGAGCGCTCTTCTTCAAGTTGCTTCAGGCGCTCTTGCGCTGCGCGAAGCGCCAAGCGGTCTTGGTTCATGCGCTCGACGGCGTCGAGGTCAGCGTCAATACGCGCGATCTTCTCGCGCTCTTCACCGCTTCCGCGGATCTCAACGTGGTGCGTCTTCGCGCCAGTGCGAGCGGCGAACGAATCGAGGGTCTTGCGGTACTCGTGAACGGTGTTCTCAATGTTGTTCAGTTCGTCAGACATGGCTATTCATCCTGTGCTTGTGAATCTCGAGCCGCAGCGCCGCGGCTTCAATGGCAGCCGCGGAAACACTCCGCAGGCTCGATGAGGTTTTGTCGCCGTATGCAGCGTCAACCACTACGCTCAACTCGACGAGCCGCGCAGCGGTAACGGTGCGTTCGGTGCGTCGCGGGTTCCACTCGTCGCGATCGACGTAGAAACCAAACGACATTTCGCCGCTCAAGTCGCCGCGCTCGAGCATCGCGCGGACGTCGTTGCCGACGCTCGTCTCGGCGAGATCCGCGGTAAACCGCACCCCGCTCGCAGTGTCGTTGAGCGTGAGCGTGCCGCTACGCGTGCGAGCGAGCAACGCGCTCGCGTTGTGGTTGAAGAGCAGTTTGATGTCAGCACCAGCCAGGTCGCCAAATGCGCCGCGGGTGATTCGCTCACGGAACTGCGGGTTAAACGGCTCGCTGATCTCGCGCGACCACTTTCCGTATGGAATCGCGAGGCCCGACAGCGTGCGGCCCGCTGGTGCACCGATGTTGACGCTGCGACGTTCAAGCGAAGTCATCGACGCTCCCCGCGCTGGTGTCAGCGCCGATGTTGGTTTGACCGCCGCCCGTGCCCATGTTCTTCGCGATGATGGGTTCATCCAGCCCGTCGAGCGGAGCGAGGTTCAGGTACTCACGTGCTTCGTTGCGCGTGATGACGCCGGACTCGACGCCAGTGCGCAGTGCCGCCATTTGCTCGGCGAGCGATGGGCGCGAAATCATGTCAGCGTCAAACGTCGCCGAGCCGAACGGCGCAAGTTTCGCCACGATCTCTGCCGCCCACGTTGAGAACCAGTGCTGCAAGCACGCATCCACGTACATGCGTGAAAGCCATTCCATCGAGCCGTACGCGTTCGCGCTGTGCTCGCTCAGGTACGACGTCGGCACGCCATAGATGCGCGATACGTCCTCGACGCTGTAGCGTCGAGCCGCGGCGATGCCAGCATCGTCAAGCGTGCTGCTGATTC